TGAGAAGAAACAGCTTCCAATCGAAGATCTACAGAGTTCGAAGGGGCTGGGAATGCCCTCAAACCAGCACCACGCAGAATATGGAAAGGGGTACTTTCGTCCGTCTGCGCTCTAAAATCCCCAGCAGGATCGCCATATATAAATACCTCAGATGCTTGGGAGAACCGAGAGGAAATTTCCTCTCGCAACACTTCGGCAAATCTAACAATCCCCATATCAAAAGCCACTATCTCGGACTGGACGAGCCAGCGACCTCTGATTTTTTGTCCAAGAGTGGCAGCTGGAGTCAACCCAAAGTCCAAACCAACGTATAGTGGTGCGCCAGCGGCTACCGCTACTTCTTCTTTGGCTATGTGTACTTCTGCAGCGAACATTGGGTATATCGGCTTTCCATCTTGGATAGCTCCTAATCTATTCATAACATAGACATCAATCCAGCTTTTTGTTTTACCCCTTATTAAATTAGGATAATAACCCTGCAACATGTGCTGTTTATTCTCAGCATCTTTATTTTGGTTATAATCTTGTATTTCACCCTCTTCATCTTTCACTTCGAGCATTGCTGGAGGTTGTGTAAAGAACTGCCAGTTGTCAGGCTTAACCAACATCTTTGCTTGTTCTCTTGGAATATGATCTGGAACTGGCACTTCGCCAGACATAATAGGCCACCAGTGATCTTCTTCTGGTGCGTTCGTATCTGCAATTACACCTGTCCAAGAAGGGCCACCATCACGCATTGAAGGATAACGACCAACACGCATAGTACAAGCATCAATAATAGACTTTGGTATTTCTCTTGCTTCATTAATCCATATCCCTGTTAGTTCTAAAGATAGAAGCTTCTTCACATCTTCGGGCCTATCTAATGCTAAGAAGATAACCTCAAGTTCTATTTCACCTTTTTTGATGTTATGGGTGTAAGGGACTGACCAAGTGAATCTTCCCCATTCGTTTTCTGGAAACCAGTCAAGCCATGTTTTAATAGTTGTAGTTCGTAGCTGTGGGTTTGTGTTTCGTATAATAGCCCATCGTGACTTTCGCTTTCCGTCTGGCCCTTTCTTTTGCTCCAAAGATCTTCGAAATACTTCAACGCAACACCCCACTGATTTGCCAGATCCTACTGGACCTCGAATGCCACGAAAGAAAGTATTGTCTTTCATAAAGCTTTTAAGGACAGTGCCATCTGGCTTGTATTTAAAATTAATCACCTCTAGCTTTCCCAACAAGGCCACTTAGTCTTTTCGACATAGCAGTTGCTTCAGAAGGCGACTTAAATATTAAATAGTCTTTTTTCTTTAACGCTTCTTCAAAAGCGTCTCTGCTAGAAAGTTTTGTTAATTTACCATCAATCATTCGTATTGTCGGAACTAATATTTCTTTTCCTTCATATTCAAATGATGTGGTTCTCATTGTTTCATTATTTTTAGTCGTTGCTGTAGATGGGTTTAATGCTCTTCTTAACCAAGATGGAACTTTTCCATTAACAGCTTTAGGCAATTTATTAATAAGACTATCAGCCATTATCTTAACCCCTTGTCTACTCCAGACTTAATCATCTTCTCGACTGCCTCTGGCCCAATGTTTTCTATCACATTGTCTAGCATTTTGTTTGTCACAAAAGACTTACCATGCTTCATATCAAAGTATTGAAAGTGTACCTTCTTAACAATCCTTCGAAGCATAGTAAGCTCTTCTGACTTCAAAGTATTTACAAAGCTCACTGTTCGTAAGCCTCATTAATATCTGGCGTAGAAGGATCGTCTGCTTTCAATCTGCCCTTAGTATCTCTAGCACGTTTCTTCTTTACCTGCTTTTTAGGTTTTTCAAGTATACTACTTAAAGATTGACCAATAACCCATACAAGCCGTTTAGATTCAGCCGTTCTTGTTTTACCTGTGTATGTAGTTCCAGCAAGCTCATGAGTTTCCCCATCATAATGTGTACCACTATTTGCAATCAACCAGCCCATAATTAACTCCTATATTGTTTTACTTTCCTAGCAATCTTTTTCGGTTGAGCCACAAATTGCTTACCCTTAGCCTTACCCTTTCGTTTAGCTCTGGTTGTAGCTGCATATTCAGCATCACTAAGAGAAGCAATAGCCTTGCTAGGTAAGTACCGTTCACCTGTCTCACTAGACTTTTTGCCAGACTTAGTGCGCCACTTCTGCTTTCCCCAATTAAGCAAAGATTTTTGTGATGACTTCATGTTTCTCAAGTTCTTCTATCCAAATAGTCCCAGCGCCAAGGTCATCGACCCTGCACTCAAAATTTATATTATGGATTTGAAGTTCTCTTACAACGCTCACCATAATACTAATACTTGCAAACTCTATTCTCATCGGTATCCTCCACCCTTAGCTTTATATTGTTTGGCAAGTAACTGCGCTTTTCGAGCAGACCACTGACCAGCAGCCGTACCTTGTATAGCCCTTGCCTTTATTCTTTTAAACAAAGTCTTTCGCATTGTAGGCTTTGTATAATTACCAGCTGCATTAACTGCCATTTTTACTCTTCTCAAATATTAAATTTTGAACTCTAACCAACTCTTTAGTTAGTTTTTTATACGTTGGGTTCTTCATCATTTGCTTTTCTCTAGCATCAAGCAATGTGTTCATAGCTTTGCCAGTAAGCTTCTTTAAAAGACTTTTATTCTTATAAGTAAACCTGTCACCATCAGCACCAGCTTGTTCAACAACGCCAATACCAGAAGCGTCCTCAATAACCTTAATACGCTTCTTTAGTGTCGAAGCCTGTTTTTGCAGAGAAGAAAGAGTATTAGGCATTATGTACCAACTTTCTTTTGTGCCATCTTATGAGCAGCACCAAATGTAGACCCTTTAAGCATTGCGGTTCTCATTACCTTCATATGCTTAGAAGTATGATGCTCACTATGACGCTTCATAGTTTCCTCCTGACGCTTGGTTAGTTTCAACAAACTCTTTTTCTTCTTAGCCATCTTAATAAGAACTCTTGGACTTCGCTTTCAATATCTTTCTTTTCAATGCTGGCGGCAATGTCTTCTGCTTGGCACTTAACATTGTTTTCTTTTTCTTGGCTGGTCTTCCAACCTTATCACCATACGTCCCTTTACCCATTGGCATTATGCTGTTCCTTTCTTAGCTTTGTTTCTTCGACTTATTGCTCTGGCCTTTGCCTTTGCGTCCGACTTGCTTGATGCTCCCCACGCTTTTAGGCTGAGAAGAAGACGGGTTGGTTTTCCCTTGCTGTCCCTTTCTGGACCGCTTGCTCCCCCCATCCTTGCTAGAAAGCTTGCCCTTCGAGGATTGTCTCCGCTTCTTACTGGGGCTTTTAGTGTTCCCCCCTTGTAACTTGCTCGACCCTTTGCGTTCAATCCCCCCTTCGGGTTCTTGCCCTCTTTCCTCTGCCAAGCTGGAGTCTTTGCCATTCCACCATCTCTTTAATAAATTAAACATAATTCACCTTTACACTAATAAATTATTTTTTCAAACACACAAACCTTTTTAAGAAAAAATAAGAGGGAAAGACTACTAGCAACTTTGTGTGTCGCGTTTTTTGACCCCCTGCCACCCATACCATCGTTGCCGACAGCGTATCGCCTAGGAAGTTAACTCTGAGTGACGTGATGGCTGGAAGCCATGTAGGAACGAAGCATATGAGCGCGGTAGCGCACTACCTACCCAAGATCAATAGACACACGTATGTCCCCTGCCACCTGCACCTGAGATCTATCGATAGGTTTAAACCCAGCCCTATCAAGTATATCCTTACTAGCCTCTAGCTGGACATACTCACTCTTAGCCCCCGAAGCCAACTTCAGGACTTTACTAGCAGCTATCGTAGCATTCATTCCCAACTGTTCTGACACCCGTTGCATCATGTACTGTTGCACATGTGGTTGGCGTAAGGCCTTGGAAGCACTCACTCTTCCAGACTCGCCCTCTGCATAACCTGCTTCTCTAGCAGCTTGTGTCACGCTACAACCTAAGGCTACGAGTGTATCAACCAAGCGAGTCTGTTTGTCAGTCAATTTCTTAGTTACAAGGTTAGTCATTGTATCCTCTGTTGGCCCCCCTCTCCCTCTCTCCCCCCACAATAACCCGATTGACTGACAACTTGTCAAGTAGTGACGTAGCGTCACAAGTATCAAGATTGGCTAATTAGGGGGTTGACCCCTAATGATCCAAGCGTCTGCACACTCTACACTCCCTAAGGAGTGCAGACACGATGACCCATTCGATGGGTCTATCCCATCTATATCTAGCTTAGGCGGCTCGATGGGGTGACGATCTTGCTTAGGCAAGCATCGTTTGTCCCATCGGCCACCAGAGTAAGCTATAGTGACAGGGGATAGACACACTCATGTGTCATTTATCTATCTCTCACACACATGTCTTTTACTTGTAACTTCCAGTTGGGCGTACGAATCAGCCTTCCGCAAGGACGGTTCGTTCGTTACGTCATACAAGATGACGTGACGAGCCGACCGCCAGCGCAGCTGGTCTTCGATCCTTGCAGAAAACAGATTCGTGTGCCTGACGATTTTCCATACACAAAAAGACTGTGTGTTAACGATAGAAACTAAAAGGAGATTTATTATGACTATCGCAACTATGATTAAAGAA